AATTTTTTGTTTAGTACCTCGACAATGTCTTGTGGGATAGTGTGTGAATCCCATAGGTTGTTCTTAAGACCAAGTTCACGAAAGGACATGAATTTTTTGCTGTCATAATCAATTGCCGGTGTTTGGTAAATATCGCCTAGGACAATTATTTTAGCCAGCGGATTCAAAGCATGTATGCACATGAGATACTCGACGTTGATCTGTGTGATCTCATCAATTACGATGTGATTAGCATCAATAGCGGGTTGTATCGCCAAATGTGGCGTGTATGACGTAACCCCGGAATTGTTGTGTTTCATCGCTAGTTTCCTCGTAGGGGCTATGAACATGCTATCTGGATGCTTTTGTACAGCTGTGTGTGTTTTTCCTGTTCCTGCGTAGCCTGTGATTGCGCTTATGGTGAATTCCTTGGTTTTACAATCCCTGAGCGCATTTAATACTATGGGCAATTTATCGCTAGCTATCTTTTTAAAGAAGTGCTCGGCGTACTTAATTGCTTTTTTATTATCAAAATGCACAGAGTGGAATGTTTCTTCTCTTTTATATGCGTCGTAAACGTCAAAAATCGTTTGATCATCAAGTGGTTTGCCAGTGTAATCTGTCATTATGTAATACATTTCACCGTCCATATCAGCGGAGTTAGTTCTCGCAGCATTTTTGAACAGCAACATGAATTTCCAGACTTCTATTGGGTTACCAAAGGTTTTGATGACAACTGATGATCCTATTTTGACTTTTCGTTTGATTACTTTGAGCATATCGTCTATTAACGCTTCGGAATTGCAAGGTCTCGCAGCGTCGCAAATGATTAAATCGTGCGTATCTAACATTTTATCGTTCAATTCACCAATGTTGTGGTATGGTACTATTTTGCCATTCATGCCAACTATGTTGTTAATGCAATCTTTGGCCATTTGTAACCCTGGTGAGTAGTGGTAAAATGTTTTCGTTGATGCTTGATAATCAGGGTCCTGTGCAATTAGTGTGGCCAGATAACCCGGCGCGCAGGACATTTCGCATATGCTTTTAGGTTTTAAGTCTCGCATTCTTCTCTTGATCCATCTACAGATATATGGGAACTTCTCTTTTGATCCCCCGTTTGGTACATGTGAATAATGTCTTCTGGCAAAATAAATGTTGACTTTTGTTTTGCCACTACCAATAAGTATTTGCTGATTATTTTCAAGGTTGTTTATCACGACATTAAGGTCGTAATACGCGCATATAACTTCAATGACTAGATCCATTGATGCATTCTCGTACTGACCATCGTAAATATATTTGCGGACATCTTCAGCTGTGTAATCAAACCTGTTTATGTTGGCGGGGTCCATTAATCCATTATAAACCAATCTTATCATTTCTCGTTGTTGTGGTTTCTTCTCTAATGGGAATGTGTTCCATATTGCAGCCATAACACAATGCCCAGCTCGGAATGATGCTGGAATGTCTTTAACAATTCTGCGGGCAATATTAATCGTTTGATCTGCGTTTATGGTTAATCCATCACTCTCTGTGTGATAATTATCCTTACCTTTAGTGATTCTGATAGCATTGCTACTAAGTATTGCTTTGAAGTCACCATCATCATAATCTTCATTGAACGAAAAGTTGACGA